GCTTCAAGGACATCAAGGCAACCACCAAGAACAATCGAGTTGTCCGGCAGGTCAATCACTTTAATGACATCGTTAGCTGTAAGGTTTGCATCAGCAGCGTCAAAGATTTTTGACTGCACGATGTAAGGACGAATCGCATGAGCGGGATGTCCTACAGTTCCCCCACCTGTTATGGTGAAATCAATAGTAGCCATTTGCTAATCTCCCTTATGCGAAGTCAATGACGCCACGGACAACAGCTTCTTGACGCAGTACTTTGCGACCAAAAACGTGAAGTCCACGAATGACATCAGAGAATGACTCAGTTGAACGAACCACTTCGGTTTTAGCGATGTGGGATGCAGTCGATACAGCAGACATGTGACCGGCAAGAACTACGTTCTCAGAGCCGTCTGTTGCAAGAGTTGCGGAGCCGTCAGTCAGAGTTACTTGGTCAGTACCACCTGTGCTGTTTAATGCAGTAGACTTGTAACAACGGAAACCAGCAAAAGTTCCCGGAAGTGCAAGACCATTACGCAGCGGAGATGTAGCATCACCAGTTACCTGAACTTCAGCTAACTTGTTGCCAGCTTGGAACATCTTCTCGTAGAAGATTGGAGGTGCTACAAACCAACGGTTTTCTTCAGGCACAGATTGGTCGTCAAGTAGACGAGCCATAGCAAGCAACAAGTTAATGCCGTTGTCATCTGTTTCAACGTTGATAGGAGCATTAGCTGTTCCTAGTGTACCTGCTGCTATAGTACTAGTTAAAGTAGTACCAGAAACAGCAGACGCTGCAATACCAGCGGCATCAGAGATGTGCTGTAAAACGGCAGCATCATACTTACGCTTTAGAGCAAACGCACCAGAAGAGGTGGCAAGTGCTTCAAAGTTTACGTGTGACTGACGCTCTTCGATGTCGTCAATTTTAAACGCAAAAGCGTTTGCATTGTCAACAACCATTGTGATTTGGTCATCAGCTAAATCCTGCGGGTTTACAACAGAACCCCGCTGATATGCTGTGACTGATACAGTCGGCTCTTTAATGATACGAACTGTGTCGCCAAAGTTTTCAATTTCGCCTGCGTAGTCGGTGTTTGTAATATCTTCTACAACCGAAGCACGACGGAAGAATTTGAGAACCTTTTGGCTAAAGATTTCTGGTGCGAAATTACCTGATGGTAAGTTTCCGTAACCAGAGGATGTAGTGAAAGCCATTAGCTTTTCCTTCCAGTTTTGAGGTTTAGTTAAGAGTTAAGGTCGAGTCGCCCATCAGCCCTTGCAGAGTCTATTTCGCTTTCTAGCTTTTCAAACTCCCAAGGTCTCATCTTGGCGATTTGTGTGGCTGTGAAGATTCGTTTATCACCGCCCGCTTCATTAGTAAGGTCTCTAGATTTAGGAGAGGATACTGAAGCTGCAGCATCAGCTTGGGATTTTTTAGCACGTTTTTTAGAGATACCAACGTCTACTTTGTATAGGTCAATAACTCTAGACGCTAACTTAGCATCCGTGTTGTTCTTTAAAATGCCATCAGCGATACTGCCGGGTTGGTCTTCAAGCCAACTTAAAAACTTCTCATCTACGCGAATGTCATCAAAGTCAGGATGAGAGTTTAATAGTTGTTGGTATGCAGCTTGTGTTCTAGCAGAGTGCTCTTTTTCTTTGAACGACTCTAGTTCTTTCTCAAGGGTCTTAGCTTGTTCCCCAGCTTTCATAGATGCAATAGTCTCTACGACATCGTATATATCAGGGTACTGTTGTCTAAACTCTTCCAGTTCTTCATCAGACTTAGGTAAGGAGATATTCTGTTGGCGAGTAGCTTGTGTAAGGGTCGCCTCTAACTCTTTTTCTTTGTCCTTAAACTGTTGAACTTTATCGTCGTAGTGCCGTTTTAAATCGTCATAACGTTTTTTATAGTCATGTCCGGGTTTTTCTTCACCACTAACGAAGCTAGGGTCTGTTTGTTCTTCTTCAGGCTGGGCCTGTTGCTCAACATTCTCTTCATCGTCGTCGTCAGAGTAAACATCTGCTTTATACGAGTTCTTGTAGAGATTGTCGTTGTTTATTGTTCCAAAGGAATCATTTGGTTTGTTGCTGCGATGACCGCGAACTTTTTTTTGTGCCATTTCTTTACCTCATAGTGCGGGGCTACTTGGCGTGTAGGTAGCCGCTTCGGTTATGTCAGGGCCGCAGTATTGCGGGTAGCTGACTAATTAGTTTTGGGACGTAGGTACTGGTGATATGCCAGATTAGTACGTGTCTCAGCTTGTGGTTCCCATTCGCCAGATGATACTTTGTTTTTAAAGTAGCTGTCTGTTGACGTTTCAGGATTCCAAAAGAACAGACTTCCCTTGGTAAAATCGTCTTGTACACCAGAAAGTATTTCTTCTGCATCGCCGCGTATTCTTTGATACATGTTTCTGCCGTACTCTGTTCCTGTTATGTCTTTTAAAACGCTTCTAAATCGAGTTGGTTCAAGTGCGTTAAACTGAAAGATACCTGAGTTAGTCTTTGTCATAGCTGCGTCGTAAACGCTTTGTATGTCTTTAAAGTCGTTTAGGTCAGAGTTTACTCTGTTCATTGTGACGTGTGCTACGCCTTTCATACCAGCATCTCCGAGAATGGTGGCTTCTCCCATCATTAACACAGCTAAGATGTCTTCTGGGGGTACGTCTTTAAGTAGCTTTGCTGTGTCCTTACGAGCAGCCTTCGCGTTAGGGTATCTTTTTTTAAACTTGCTAGCTATATCTGTTAGCTGTTCTACGCCACCGTACATCCCCTCTACAACATCGCCTCCATTAGCGTACCCACCGATAAAACCGCCTTTTGCAGCCATTTCTTGTCGATTAGTTACTTCAGGCTTTCCTTTGTTGTTTATTTCTTCTAAACGTTCATAGCCAATAATCTCAGCTAGAACGGGAGGAACAATAACTTCTCCTTTAGATAGAGCAACGTCTACTTCGCTCTCATACGCTTCGAGACTTTCTGAACCCGTGTCAAGACCTCTTTCAACAGCAATGTTGTACGCATCTACTAGCATTGCGCGAATGTTGTCGCTGCCTTCTATTTCTACAGCAGGAGCGTTAATTATAAAGGTGCCTTCTGCAACAGAAGTTTCTTCAGTGTCTGCGATAGTCTCTTCGTCTGTGAACTCGCTAGGAGGCCCTTGAACAAATCCTGCGCCTGCTATACCGCCGCTGTTCATCCCTACTCTGCCGCCCTTTGCAAGGCCAGAGTAAAATCCACTTTCCGTAAATCCACCAGACGGGTTAGCACCACTACCGGTGTAAGAATCATCATCGTCTCTGTCTTCAGCGTCGCTTCCAAATGAGCTACTATCAAAGCTAGTGTCGTCTATTGCAGTGTACGTTCTAGAGCCTGTTATACCTGACTCATCGTAGCCTGTAGGCTGAATGGCGTACACGCCTGCCTTATCTCGTATGTCTAGGTTGTTTACGACTTGTAAGGCTTTTTCCTTTATCTGACCTATAGAGACACCCTCAGGCAGGTTTCCGTATAGTTTACCGTCAACGATAGCAACTCTCTGTCCTGCTATAGTTATAACACCGTTATCTTTTAATCCCAAGCCAGCCTTTTGCATAGCTTCTTGTTGCTTACCTTGGTTATACTGTGTTGCGAATGAACCGATGGCGTTGAATAGCGCACCTATCGGTCCTATTCTTCCTAAATTAGGCATCCCCGTAGACATAAGGCCTGTTCGGGGATTATACGTTTGACCAAAACCAAACTCTTTTACAGCAGCTTTTCTAAAGGTATCTGTGTTACGGTCATACATAGAAGAAACATTTATTGCGCTTGCTGCGGTTACACCACCAAACTCAATGTTGTCAATAGTAGTAAAGGGGCTATCATCTCCACCCATACCCATACCCACGCTTGATTGCGCTACCACTGTGCCGTCTTCGGTAACTGTCGTTGACGGTCTAGGTGCGGGCATAGGAAACCCTTGATTTGACATACCTCCCGGAGTAGGGCGCGAAGGTGCAGAAGGTGCAGCACTAGGCGTGTCTAGAAACGGAGCCATCTCCGAAGCTATAGTCCCTGTTAACATGTCTGTAAAACTACTCATCGTATTTTATAGCCGCCTCATAATCACTCTTCAATCCCCGGAGCATTTCCAGTGAAGTTATCTTCCCCTGCAGCCGGAACACTTCCAGTTCCGATTGTGCCGCCACCAACCCCCGTATTGTCATTCGGATTTGCTCCTGCAGGTACTGGTCCAGACTGTCCCATGCCTCCTTGTTCGCCACTAGGGGGCTGACCTTGCTGGCCTGTTGTTTGTTGAGCATTGGATAATCCTTTCAACATCTCTGCAAAAATCTGAGCCTCGTTTACGTTGTTTACAAGACTGTCAGGGTCAATGTCTTGAGCGATAGCTAGCTCACGCATAAGATTTGGAATCTTAATAAACGGAGCAAGCATAGGATTAGCTACGGTTTGAAGTAGCGTAGTTAAGCGTTGACTGCGTACCTCTTTTTGCATAACGGCC